CATTAATAATAAATCTAATTATTGGATATATTAGAGCCAAAACATGAACCAACGGTAATATTACAATTAGGATTGGTGTAACAATAGTTAAAAACAAGTTGAATAAGAAATAAAGAAAATCAAAATTTCTTTGTCCGTCATTGGTAGGAAACCTGTTGTTTTCACTCATACAGGCTCTATCTGTAATTTCTTTTATACCGTAGTGCGATGCCCTGTTATATCCCCACTTAAATCGGTCAATGTGTGACGCAACAGTATAAACCTTATTATAGGTGAATAAGTAAAAAGTATCCTCACACTTAATGGCGGCAGTTTTATCTGCATAATCATTCCAATCTAAAGAAAAGGCGTATGATTTATTTATATTTAATGAACTTAAATTTCCTGAAGTACCAGGTGAAATATTCCAATGTTCTCTAATATTGGGAATTAAGTAATTGGCCCTCATAATCGGAGTTTGTAAACCCGCTTCATTTTGCCATTTTATTTTAAATCTATATTTTGATTTTGTTGGAACACCAATTGATGGGTCATATGAAACCACCCTCTCACCAAATTCATTAGTGGTTATGTATTCCATATTCATTGGTAAGTCTATTAACCATACCCCATTCTCATCAATTACATTACCACCTTCCTCTAAATTATATTGTTCTAAAACAGGGTCACCGTTGTCATCTTCATAAATCGTTTGTCTGATGGCTAAGACGGTACCAGGCCCCGCAACCGTATCACAAAGATTACCCGTGTCTTTTTTAGGTCTACAACTTGCTTTAATAAAATCATCTTCAGTTGATGAGAATATTGAACCCATAAAGGTTGCATGTGGTAATATTTCAATACCTCTTTCTCTTAAATCAAAATCAACTCTTGTAATTCCAACATCACAAACATCATCCTGACCCCAAAAAGAAGATACATCAATATCTTTAATGTCGTGTAGAATTTGAGGAAGTGAGTCTATGTTTTCCGATGATTTGAATAACTGACCGTCAAATTGTGAAGGTACACCCATACCCATTCTTAACAAATCTGAAGGTCTTAAAGAAAATTCACCCATATTAGATAAATCTAAATCCAATACAATTTTTTGGGCACCTAATGGAACACCAACAATCATAAAGTCTCCAGACTCGTTAGACCTAACACTATATTTGTAATATTTTTCGTATACCTGTAATACTTCTTTTCTTGTTAATACATCATCAACAGTTGGGAAAGTACCTGTTGCGGTATGACCATAATATTCATCTTCATAAGGCAATAGATTATATCGGTAACCATCTTCATTTTTACCTTCAGGTGTTTTATAAGGATATAATGTGGAAATTATTGGGTTATTTTCATCAACCTCATCAATTGGGATAAAAATAGAAATGTGAGCATTAGGAATACCTAAACCACCATTAGCGATGACTCTACCAACAACAACACCATAATCAGCACAGAATTGTGTGTATAAATCTTCTTGTCTTAATTTAAGAGATAATATTTCAAGGAAATCAAAATCCTGGTCTATTTTAATGTTGATGTCTTTGTCAACTCCAGGTTCTGTCCTAATTCTTATCGATTTTGGCATAATTAGTTTTTAAGATAAATAGTTATTCATCTTAATTTTAAATTCAATTTTATAAAAGTATATGGATAGACTTAAGAGAAATCTACGTTTTTAAGAGTCTTCACTCTAACCTTAATATCGCTTTCGGGAAATCTTATCTGATAAACTTGGTTGGGTTCCGCAAAAATAGTATCGTCAATTAACCCTATTTCTTTAGTTTCAGTATCAATATAACCCTGAGATGTTTGTGAATTAGAGTACCTACCACCCACTTTATTAAAGACTTTTAAACTTGATAATGTATTAACACCAGGTATGTCTTGTACTATTCTTCTAATATCGGATACGTTCACATTAGTTCCTAATTGTTGTGTTTGTGGTGAAAAATAATTATCAATACTATTAACAATTTTAGTTATAACTTGACCTTGATTTTCAGTAGAATTCATGACAACTGAAAATTCAAATTCCAAATCAATAACTTTAGCGTTTGTAATTGCAATGTAATCATTAATCATACGATAATGTGAAAGGTAATTCGCAATATTTTGTTTTAATGTATTAGAGACCAATTCGGTCAATTTACCTTGAGTGTCGTAAGATAAAATTTCAATTTTAATTTTATTATCTTCTTCTGTTATTGAAGCCTTTGCAGGTGCACCAAATCTACTTGGCATTGTTCTAACTAATGAATTGTAGTCATTTACTGTAACCGCTCTTTTTTGTGCCGCAAAGTTAAATGATACCATATTACGAACTTCTTCAGTTGTTGGTAAATCACCACCACCAATTGCCGCAGTTACGTTAGTACATCTTAAACTTTCAATCACATTTTGACTAATAGTACTAGATGGTCCATTAACATCAAATCTTGTAGTACCAAATTGAGTAATCACATTAACACCAACATTAGAGGCTTTACCTCCTCCAATTCTATATTGTACAAATAACGTTGTGTTAGGCTTAACAGTTAATCCTAATCCAATATTATTTTGATAATTTTGTATTCTTAATGGAATACCTGTTCTCGCGAATTGGTCCAACTGTTCATCAGGAGTTGTTGTACCACCACCAAAAGTCACTTTACAATAACCTTCAGGTGTATATTCAGAAATAAAACGATTGTTTGTCTCAATATACGTACCAACTTTAATACCTGGTTGGTCTGATGGTTTTGTTGGGTCCTCAACGAAAATTCTAGATTCAGCCAAAGCATCTACCTCATACCATTTATTTGGTGATGAAATAAATTCATCATATGTTGGTGGAGATTGGTAATTAGTACCATCTTTTTGAATTAATGAAGTTATACTAATTACATTCTTTTCAGGTAAAAAGAATTCATAAAAAGGTCTAACATCATTATTATTAATAACTTTTTTAAATGTTTTTGTTAAACCATTAACAACCACTTCTCTTTTTGTGATTGTATAATTAATTAATCTATTATTTGAATCAAAATTAGGTATTTTAGTTCTATTAGGGTATCCTTCACTATTATATTGAGAACTAAAATCAATATCATTAGGGTTCTCAAATACTTGCCCTGCTCCGATAAATTGCGAACCTGACCTCATAACACCAAGATATCTTTCATCTTCTTGGTCACCTAAAGCAGGTACAGTAATAGAAACATCTACTAATGCAATTGATGGTCTATTACCTGGAATTTTTAATCCGTAGGTTCTGGCGATATTATATATTGAAGACTTCTGTTGAGCGTATTGTAGAACAGTTTCCTGAATACTACGGTCCATATGGTAATGTAAATTATCACCTATCGCAGCATTTAAATCCATAAATACTGAATAAATGGATGCATCATTAAAGTTAGCAATTAACTCAGGATAATACTGTTGGGTATAGTTAATTAACTCTTGTCTTAATGATTGAAAGTCTCTTTCTGTGTATGCTATTTTACGATTTGCCATATATTATTAAATATTGATTATTACGAAATCTTTAGAGGAAAACGTACCGTTAACTATTGAGTAGTCTATTCTTAGTTTTGCAGTGTATTCTTCAGTTCCTGCTCCGGGAATTCTAAAAATTTTTCCTCCCAATTCTTCATAATTTATTTCACCAGGTAATGGTTCTACATCTAAATATGGCTCAATGATAATATCATTTATTTGAAGATTAGGAATGTATTTATCTACCGCTTGTCTAACATCGGCCTTTATTGCGTCAAATGTTGGACCGTCCATTGGTTCAAAAATAAACTCATAAATACGAGTGCCGAAATCAGGTAAATAATACCTACTACCCTTTCTAGTTAATATTAAATGCAGTAAATCAGCCCTAACCTCCTCATCAGATGTTTGAGTAAGTCTAAGGTAGTCTCCTTGTTTACTATCCCTAAATGGGAAAAATACACCGTATGTTTTACCGTCTGCCATATTTCATAAATATAAACACACATTATTTTATCTAAATAACAAATAAAAAAGGTCAGACAATGCCTGACCTTTTTATCCTTCCTTAACCTCAGAAGTAATTATATCGTTTCATAACTTCTGATTTATTATGTTTATCCCTCACAAGCAACACATTGCAAGTCATTCAAATTTAACTTTTTTCTTGCGAATGCCTGTGCCGAATTCATTGAGTGTTGATAATAAAGTGTTTTTACACCTAACATCCATGCGTCTATTAGAAGTTTGTTAACATCCTTAGTCGGCATGTCAGGTGAAATCATCAAATTTAAAGATTGTGATTGGTCAATATAATCTTGACGAACCGCAGCCATATTAATTATTGATGCTTGATTAATCTCAGCGAAAGTTCTAAATACATCTTTTTGTTCATCTGTTAAAAATTCCAAGTGTTGAACTGAACCGTCATTTTTCTTAATTGAGTCCCATACCTCTTTACTATCCTTACCCAACTGAACTAATAAGTTTTTAAGAACTGGGTTTTTAATAGTAACTTTCATTTTAGCAACGTCCTTAACATAACAATTAGACCAAATTGGTTCAATTGATTGTGAAACTTGTCCTAAAATAAATGCCGATGAAGTTGTAGGTGCAATTGCGTTTAATGTAACATTTCTACGACCGTACCCTTCTAAGTATTCAGGTTCACCAAACATTTTAGCCAACTCTTCAGAAGCATTATAAGACTTATCTTTAATGAGTTTAAATACCTCAACATTCAAACGTGCAGTTTCACGAGTATCAAATGCTAAATTCTTAGACTGAAGAAGTGAGTGCCACCCTAAGACACCTAAACCTAACGCTCTTTGTCTTTTAGTGAAGTTGTATGCTCTTTCCAAATAAAAGAACGCTCTTTGACCTTCAACCGTTCCATCTTGTCTTAAATTGTCAATTTTTGTTAAGAATTCAGTAACAACCGCATCTAAGAAATAAATCATAGTCTCAACTGCGTCAGTATCTTTCCACTCATCATAATGGAGAACATTCATAGATGAAAGTACACATACAAATGATTCATCTTCTGAATTGTGAAGTGCAATTTCAGAACACAAATTAGAGTTGTAAATTTTAGCGTCTTTGTCTTTATAAACATCAACAGTTTTTTTGTTCATAGTGTCGTGGAACATGATGTATGGATATCCAATCTCACCTCTTCTTTGAATAACTTTAGCCCAAATAGCTCTTTTTTCGTCATCACCCGCAATCATTTCTTCCATAAATTGGTCAGTAACTGTAACTGCGTGTGTTAAATCTTGAATTGGAAATCCTTCGGTACCAATTTCTAAGAACTCCATAATATCAGGGTGTTCAACAGGTAAGTATGGTGAAAAACGACCTCTACGTGTTGAGCCTTGTGAAATGTTATCTACTACACTTTGGAATAGATTCATAAAATGTACAGAACCTGGTGCGTGACCGTTATCTGTAATTTCAGCACCTCTACCTCTAATATTACCAAAATATCCTGATGTACCTCCACCCATTTTACTCATCTCACCGACCTCAGCTTGAGTATATAAAATAGACTCAATGTTATCACCAATGTTTGAACCAAAACAACTTACAGGTAAACCTCTTCTTTTTCCAAAATTAGCCCATACTGGTGATGATAATGAATACCATCCTTTACCCATATAATCATAAAACTTATCAGCGAATCCTTCAATCCCCAATAGTTTCTCTGCATGGTTAGCAATAGTTCTAATTCTTTCCAAAGGTTCTTCACCCTCACTTAAATATCCTCTGCGAAGAAACGTAATCGATTCTTCATTAATCCAATCAAATGGTTTTCTATCTTTCATATTATTGTTTATTACTTTTTTTTAAAATAAATCGTTCGATGTAATTGATTTGGATTTCTTACTATAATTGATACTTCTCTTATTAAAAAAATCCGTGTGTTTTGTTGTTAGAATTTCGTCATCAAACCACTCAGTTGTTTCCAACAATGGTTGGTTGATTTCGAAAATACTTTCGATACCGATAGAGTTTAAAGATACATTAAATCTATGTTTAATAAACTCCATTGTTTGTGCTTTTGTTAAGAAATCTAAATCTCCTTTTTCAAAAATCCATTCAACAATTTCTTTCTCAGCATCATATGCCTCCATAGTTGCATTGATTAAGTCTTCAATCAATTCGTCAGTCCACCAATTTGGGTTTTCTTTCTTAATTAAATTAACTAAATCAAATCCAAATTCAGCATGAATGTTTTCTTCTTTAGATGTTGCTTCAACCGCATTACTAATACCTTTTAACTTATTCTTATGTTTATTAAAAGACATAATAACTAAGAATTGTGAAAATAGTGATACATTTTCAACAAACATAGAAAACAATACAACAGATTCAAAGTAGTCTTTGTTCTCTACCGCTTTCGAGTTTGAGATAGATTTTTCAAGATACTTAATTCTTCTACGTATTGCAGGTACTTGAAGTAGGTTTTCAAATTCACTATTTAATCCTAACAACTGAATTAAGTGTGAATAAGCATCTGCGTGTCTAACTTCAGATTCCGCAAAAGTTGCTCCAACATTACCAATTTCTGGTTTTGGCATTCTTTTATAAATGTCACCCCAAAATGTTTTAACCGCGACCTCAATTTGTGAAATCGCCAACATCGCTCTTTCAACCGCAGACTTTTCTTTTTCATTCAAATGAACTTTAAAGTCTTGGATGTCCGAAGTAAAATTAAACTCAGTATGTACCCAATATGAATGACGAATCGCGTCCACATATTCATTTAGATTAGGATAATCATAAGGTTTTAAATTTACTCTTTTTGCAAAAATGTTTGGTCTATGTTTTGAACGGTAAATAATGTATTCTTTCGCAACATCATTTAAACCGTTATCCATTAATTTATTCTCAACCATGTCATGAATTTCATCGACATGTGGGATATGTTCTTTATTATTTCTAAATAAAGCCTTAGTAGCTAGTCTGGCAATTTTTTCTGCCATTTCCTCGTCAACTTTATCTATACTTCTCATCGCATTTAAAATAGCCTTTTCAATTTTTTCCGTTTGAAAAGGTACAGTATCTCCGCTTCGTTTTACAACATAGCGAATATCTTTACTTACTTGATTAGTTAAACTTTCCATTATATTCAATATTTTTTTTTATTACGAATTGTCCCTTTGTTTTCGTTTCTCCATTAACTCTTTGATACGTTCTTTGTTTCTTTCTTCTTTTTGTTCTTCCAAACCTAAGAAAGTAACACTTGAATCAGTATCAATTTCCATCATTTCGTTATCGAACTTACAATTTTCAAAAACAATCCCGTCTTTACCAATTCTTGATTTGGTAATTGCGATTGTCGCTAAGTTCATTTCCTTTTGCTGTAGGGATTTAGCTATGGAAATAATAACGTGACCAACTTGTGCTTTTTTAATGGACCCACCCATTTGGTCAGTAGTAACAACTTCTGATGAAATAGAGGAACGGTTACCTTGTGTTGCAGTCCATCCAACGATATCTAATTCGTGACACATAGCTTCAAATCCTCTCATCACAGAACCTTCACTCTTCCACTCGTCACCTAAATTTTTATCAGGGACGACACAATCAATATAATCTAAAACAACCATATCTATTTTAGTTCCCTCAGCAATCATTTTACGAATCTGATTTTTAATCTGACTCATAGTTAGAGTGTCAGATGGTAACTTTTTTAGAATTAAACGATTGTTTGTGTTTTCTTTAATTTGTTTTACTCTTTCTAAAACTTCTTCTCTATTAAGTGACAAATTGTCAGGAGCAATTTTTGTCCACATAGTGAAGTGTTTTCTTTGAATAATTTTAGGGTTATCCTCAAAGAATATCTGTAAGACGTTATAACCTAAGTTAAATGCGTTGTTTGAAATTTTACTCAAGACGGTAGTTTTACCAACACCTGTAGGTGCCAATATTACTCCAATCTCACCTTTTGCCAATCCTCCCTTTAGAAGGTTATCTATACCAGTTATTCCCATTGGTATTGGGTGACGGAAATCATCATCCAAAACCTCATCCAAATTAAAGAAGACATCAGATGTTCCAGCATCAACTTCACCAACTTGTAGAGCCTCTCTGACCATCTCTTCAAGATAGTCATAAGACTCAAAGTCACCTTTGTCAATTATCTTTTGAGCTTTAACCATCACTTTTTGAAGTTCTTGTTGTTTACAGAACTTTAAAGACTTTTCTTGAACATATAAATGTCCTTCGCTTGAAGCCTCTTTTACTTGCTCAATCATATCCAGGACCATTTTTTGAGCCATTGGAGATGATACTTCTGATTTTGTGATTTGCTCTAAAGTTGAAAATGAAGGAGTATGTTCATACTTTAGGTAGTACTCCTTTGTCATCTGCATGATTAACTTAAAATATTGATTGTCAAAGTATTTTGGTTCCAATACATCTACAATAGAATTTGCGAAATCCTTATATAGAATAATGTTATTAAGTAGCTGTATTTGAAATGTGTTTCCAAGATATCCAAAATTCTTTTCTTTTGACATAGTTTATTAAGTTTTAATCTTCTTTTGTAGAATATAAATATGGTTAAACTAACGTATAGTTCAAGTAATTGTGTGTTAAATCTTCAGCTGAAAAAATGTCAGTTAGGTCGCGAAGTAACTTTTTTAGGTGTGGGCGTACATCCACGGTATATCTTGTCTTTGGGGGGTATATTTTACCATCCCAAATTCTATGACAAATTGTCTCATCTCCGACCTTAACATAGACATTAAAATACTCAGGACCTTCAGTATTTGATGTCTCTAAAATCTCAGGGTTTGCGATAATTTGGTCCATATTTTCAGACATGTAAGTACATGCCTTCATTTTCAAATCATTCTGAATTTTTTCAGAAATTGATTTTACTGCGTGATACAGTTCCATACTACCTCTGGCATTTTCATTATACCCTTTAACATTAAAGTAACGTTGTACGATAATGTTTTCATTTAGAGTAAGCAAAAACTCCAATTTTACGATGTCATTTTTTTCTTTCATAATTAACGTTTTTTTGTTTTAAATCTTCTTTTTTCTTTACGTGTAAGTTTCATAAATGGTGTTAAAAATTCTACCCAAGCATTATCATGTTTAGGTAAGTACTTAAAAATACCATCACTCATCATCATCCGCATTAGATTCTTATATCCTCTACCATCTGGGTCTAAATTTTCTTTATGGTATAATTCAATAGTTTCTTTTGCGTCTTCAGTTAGTAATGGGTTAGACAAATCTACGAGTTTTTTGTTAATATCAAAAAATTCTTCGCCAAAAACCCCTCTTCTTGTTTTACCCGATAAAAGGTTTTGTAGTGCTCGATTATCTTTATCCGTTTTGTGTAGTTCTTCAGCACGTTGTATAATATCGTCAACAGTTACGACATTCTCAACTATCTCAGGAAATAATTTAACAAAAGTTTTTTCACCCATATATTGAATACCGTCAATATTATCTGATTTATCACCAGATATTATCTTAAAGGTTGCAATGTTTTGATGTGGTATTGAAATATCTTTTAAGGGTACCATATCTCCGTTTTTAAGAGTTATTTTCTTCATAGGTTGGTACACCTCCACTTTATCCGAGATAAGTTGTGTAAGGTCCTTATCTGAAGAAAAAATAGTTTTATATTCATCTTCAGAGATTTGACAATAATATGCGATTAAATCATCACTTTCAGTATTTTCTAAGGAAACTTGTCGAATAAACATTTCTTCAAGATATTCTTGAATGCGTTGTTTTTGCCATTGAAATGATTCTAACTTAGACTCATTTAATGTTTGTCTTCTATTCTCTTTGTATTCGGGGAAAATAATTCGTCTTTGGGATGAGTTGTTTTCTCCATCCCAAAAGACGATTACCTTATCATAGTTTTGTTCCGTTAAGAACTTTCTGATTGCGTTAACGAAATGATACAATCCACCAATATGTTTACCATCGTGATAGTATTCCCTAACACCGTGAAAACCTATTTTGAATAAATTATTTCCGTCAACTAATAATGTTTTAACCACTTTTAATGTGTTAAAAGGTTACACTTCTTTTTCTTCTTCCAATTTGAAGTCACCTTCTGTGCCGATAACTTCTTTCCAATAGTCTGCCTGTTCTGCCTTGTAAGACTCAATAGATTTCTTTTCTTCAGCAGCATCTTTACCCGCCAAGAATCCGTGAGGTGTTACGATGATTTTACCATCCTCATAACCCAATCCATTGATGTGGTTCTTCATAACAGAAACTTTTGTTCTGGTTGCAAACTTAACCTTTCTTTTATCTTTCACTGCGGTGATTTTGTTTGTTCCCGCATTCTTTTGATTACCAAACAAGAACACCAAAGATGAATTCAACCAAATTGATTCACCACCTTTAG